TCTATATGTAAAGTTTTAGATGTTGAATAAACTTTAAATGGTGTTTCAAAAATTGGATTGTTTAGAATATCGTCCATATTTTTATTAATTAAAGATTCTAATTTTAATTTATATTTTCTCAATATGGTAACAACAAGATCTGATTGTTTTTTAGTTATACAATTATTTTTTTTAATATATTGTTCTATGCCTATAATAGCAAAATAATCATATTGGGCTAATTTTATGGTGGATGCGTTTAACAGTATTTTAATCAAATATTCTATCGTCATAGCATTATATCTTCTAATCCTGAAGCTCTTAATTTGATTATATTATTAAGTTGCCATTGTTTTATTTCTAGAGATTTTATAATACCAAGCCATTGATTTCTTAACAAAGCAAATTCATTAATAATTTTTTCCATATCAGTGACCTCTATGTCACCATCAACGTATTTTTCAACATCTCTGCTACTGAGAGAACGTTGATAATTTTCGAGATATTTTTTGAAAATTTTACTACGTATTTTACGTAGTTCTATGTTAAGAAATTCTAGAATTGCTTCTATTTCTTGAAGTTGGTTGAATCTATGTTCAACAATACCTGGTAAGGCAATTGAAGTTTTTTCAATGTTACCTGAAATTTTAACTTCAGTTTTTGCCTTATCAAGTTCTTGGTAATAAAAATCTATACAGGATGGAAGATATGCTAAGTCTTTTACTACATTAGCATACCATGACATTTAATAGTCCTCTGAATCGTCATCCTCGGATTCATCCCAGTCATATTCTGACTCTGGATCATCAATTTCTTCAAGAACAAGGTCTATTGCTTGATCTAGATGTGGATCATAACCCTTTAGACTTTCAAAAAAATCAGTATTTACATCCTGATCTAGAAGGAAATCAAGAAATTGATTTGCTGCTGTATCTCTTTGTTTTTCTGGGATATAGTCTTTAAAAGTATCCCAAATATCAATAACTTTTTGTTCATCTATATTCATAATATTAATCCTCTACGTTTTCTACTGCGATGTTTGAAAATGAAACACGATTATTATCCCATTCATTCATTATTAGCATGAGTTTTTGTTCATCCCAATTCTTTCTAAATTCAGAAATAATTTCTCCTGTTACTCTACTGGTATATTGTAGTTTATTTCCACTCTTTGTCAAGACACCAAGTTTCTCAAATAGATCAACTAATCCAGAAATTGGAGACATTCCCGTTGAGTAAGGAATTTTAATTTGAACAGATTCAAATGGTTTTGTATATCTAGTTTTCATAACTTTACATGAAGACCTGATACCCAAAACATCACTAACTTTATTACCATCCTCATCTTCTTTTAGTTTTAGCTTTTTCATAGCTACCACTATAGAACTTGCGTAAATAAATCCTTGACCACCTGAAATTTTATCATCTGGATCAAACATGTCCTGGCTCGCGTAGGTATGGTTTGTTGCTACCAATCCTACATTATAATTACCAAACATGTTAACACAGTTACGAACCAATGCGGTTAGAGCTTTTGGTTTTCTTCCCATATCTCCCTTTAGATCACCTGATTCAAACTGATTAATGTCAGTTGGTGTAAGTAACATGCCTAAACTATCAATAACAAATAAGATTTTTGGTCTTTCAGTTTCAGGCATTGTTTTGTATTCTTTCATAAACTCATTAATTGTTTTTGCTACATCATCGATCATAGCAACATTCAATTTCAAAAGTTTATCTTCAGAAATATCAACACCCAAATTTTTTAACCATGATTGGTCTAAAGCATTTTCAGTATCAATTAGAACTACGAATATTCCTTGTTCTTGCGCATTTTTAATAATGTTACCAGAACATATGTAACTTTTTCCTGCCCCAGATTCACCAGCAAACACTGTTACCTTACCAAGGGGAATTCCCCTAAAGAAATTCCCCGAGATAAGATAATTTAGCGCAAAGTTGCCAGTTGATATCCAGTCAGTGGGATCACTGAACCCAATTCCAAGTCCATCAATACTTTTAGTAATTGACTTACGGAATTTTGTAATATCAAACGGTTTTACCACAATAAACTCCTATTATTCAGATTTTTGACGATTGCGAATCATCGCAATGATGTCAGCCGCACGACTAGATGCTTCTTTCCCTGAACTTTCAGATTTTTGCGTAGTTTGTTGTGCTGGTTCTTCCCAAGGTGGTGAATCCTCAGCCGCTTCTACTTTTGGTTGAACTTTTGGTAGTGATACTGTACGAGTAGTAGCACCAGATTCTTCTCCTTCGCTACTACCATAACCAGATGGCTTATAGTATTTACTCCAACGATCACCATCATATGCTTCGCCATCAACGCTGGCTTCAAACATTTCCTTGATGACCTTAAGTTCTACATCAGTAGGTTTCTTAGGAAGAAAATCTTTTAGATTATACAACCCATATTTTTCAATCGCTTCGAGTTCTGTTTGTGACAGAGCACGTTCGCGTCTTGCCCATGATGAAGTATTGTAATCAAAGTATTCACCTTTTTTGGTCTTTGAAACTTTGAAATCCAATCCTCTTACATAATCAGTTGGCAATTCCTCGATTTCTGGATCTAGAAGAGCATTTTTGATTATATTGAAAATCTGACCACCCATTATGAATCTGCGTATAGGATTTTCTGGTGTTTTTTCTTCCTGATATTTTGAATCAACAACAAAACCTTGGAACAAATAGCTTTTCTTTTTCCAATACTTTCTTCCCATGTCGGTAAGACTTTCATCCTTGAACCAAGTACGAACCTCGGTTAGAATTGGACATGTTTCATTCCACATTTCCATACATGGAACTTGAATAACAACTGGTTTAGAATTCATTTCACCCTTAATACCAGCGAAAGGTAGACGAATAACTGCTCGTTCAACCCAGAAGAAAGAGTTTGAAGGATCTCCATCTTGGAGGAATCGAAGAGTTGCTGTTTGACCCTCTGTTATGTTCCAGTGTGGATACACTGAATTGTCAAGACCGACTGAACCAGAGTTTTGATTAGATTGTTGTAATTTTGCGCGAATTTCCGCTAAAGTTGCCATAATGTTTCTCCTTAATAATATGCCTTTAGTTATGTGCCGCTCTTTAAAGACCAACTGATCAATAAAGAAAGAGTGCATAATCCGTAAATTATACACTCTTATTTAGTAAAATACAAAAATTTTGATTAAATTTTTCTTAATCCAGCTAGTTCCTGAATTCTTGAAAGACCTTCATCATCCACCGGACTTAGACTGTCAACTGATTTTTGATGTTTCATTTCCCAGTTTTTTGTCAATTTTTCCATCATTTTTTTAGCTAACAAGCCTGCTTTTTGACCGACTTTTTCATTATATTTTTCAGTCAAAGTTTTTTCGACTTCCAAACACACAGATTCTTGACTTCTGAATGGTCCCACATCTTCATTGGCAGCATTATAGAATCTTTTTACGATACTTTTTATTTCTTCTAATATTTTAGAATCCTTGTCTTTATTTGAACTTTCTTCCATATTTTGTCTATTCATTGCTTCCCAGTCGTCGTAACTGATATACATGTCTGTATCGGGATCATAATACTTCCCTTCTTTAGGGTCATAGTAAACTACTTTACCATTATTTGCGGTAAAAGGCCCTTCTAACCCTTTACGTTCCTGATAACGTTCTCTATCGATTCCTGGCATAATACGATAGCCTTCCGCCATACCTTGCTGGGTAGGAACTGTAGGTGCTTGTGGTGGTTGTGCTGGGGCAGGTTCTGGAGCAGGCTCTGTAGTTGGTGCTGGGGCAGGTTCTTCAGCGGGAGGTTCTTCAGATGGCTTTTCTTCACCACTAAAAAGCTCAGAAAGATCTTCCATCCATTCTGGATGTGTATCTTCTACCCATAATTTAAATTCTTCCATGGCTGGACCATCTATACCAGCGTCATCTTGATTGGCAGTTTCAGCACGGGTTTTTAGTTTTTCACCTAAAGTTTCGGCATCTGCTTCGTCAAGATCAAACAATTCAACTAATTCATTGAGCGCAACCATACCGTCAGGCCCCAACGATATTTCTGACAATTTATCTTCTAAGGTTTGGTCTCCCAATTTTTTTTCTAACTCTGTTGTATTTAGTCTACCTTCTTCGATAGATGAGGCCCATTCTTCAAATTGAATATCTGGACTTTTTGCTCTAGAATATGATTCATTATTTTTACTATCATCATCTAATTTTGCGTATTCTTCTAGATCTATTTTTTCCTGCATTATATTGTGTATAAGTGGAAAAAATTTACCAAGTTCTTCATTGAAATTTTGTTGTGTAAATTTAGATTTATAATCTTCGAACTGGACAGGATCCAATTCTGTAATCAACATATCATCATTTTCAGTTTCATTAAACTCAGCAATCCATGCTTCATAATTTT